TGTCCTGACACCATTTAGCGATATCGTGGGTGTAGCGGTCAGGGTGACCGAAAGCGATATCGTCGTGAAGATGCTAACGGAGAGCGTGGGAGAGATTGTCAGGCTCAGAGACGCCTGTTGGATAGTCGTGGCATTAGCAGTAAGCGTTGGGGTAGCAATTAGGGAGACGCTGGCTACCTCAACCAATCCCGGTGAGGGAATGGCTAACGTCGGTGTAGCGGTTAGAGATATCGAGGCAGGGGTTGTACGGATACCATCGACGGATAGCGTAGGACTCGCAGTGAGGGAAACAGAGGCGAAGGTTGTAACTGCGGGCGCGGCAACCGAAAGAGTTGGGGTCGCGCTAAGAGATATACTGGCGGGAGTCGTTCGAACCGCGTTAAGTGCGATAGTGGGGGATGCGATGAGGCTAAGGGATGCAACTTCGGTAAGATAGGCATTGACCGTCAGTGTAGTAGTGGCGGTTAGGGAAAGAGTGGCAAAGGTTTCTAGGAACGAATCGACAGTGAGAGTCGGAGTAGCGGTCAGGGAAACGGAGCCCTGATAGGTAACGGCACCGCCTGCCTGACTCGCAGTGCCAATCGCAGTGGTAATAGCTACCCACTGCTCAGACAAGCTCAGAGAAACGGTACCCGGTGTGAATCCGGAGGAGGCAGGATAAATCTGCTCTTGGGTGTTCGTCGCGGCCGATGACGTTGTGCTGGCCTGCTGCGTAGTGGAGTTGGAATATCCCGCAGCAGTGCCAAAGTTCTGAGTCGTACCTGCTGAAGAGTCCGTATGGATACTGATAACACTCATATAGTCTTCGACACCCTTAGTAGGTGTCGCAGCGGGAGGAGACGCCAAAGATGCCGATGCACCATTTGCCGCCCACGCCTCGGGATCATCCGCATTCGTTAGGGCCAGCGATATATGCGTCGACTGAACAGAGGCGTCCGAGTTAATTGTCAGTGCATCTGAACCGGTGGCTCGTTTCCACCACACAGAACCTTTATGGTTAGTGGTGGTGCCTTGCGCCATCTCAACGAGTTTTTGCCAACCTGACGACGATGTCGAGGTGTTGACCGTCGCGGTGTCAATGGAGAACGCAACATAGAGAAGCTCTCCTACCTGGACACCGGCAGGCAGGTTAATGACGTGAGTAGTAGAACCGGTAACTTGCGCACCCTGATTGCGCGCTCGAACGGCTGCCCTGGCAAGAGGTATCTGAACAGGTGGCGGCCTGTATACGGGGTGAGTGGGGAAACTCCTGCCGAAGACTGACATTTACTCGTCAAACCATACGTAACCGCGAGAGTTACAAGTAGTGGCACCAGCAGGCGTTGACGTCCTTATGCCAATACGCTGACCGGCCTGAGCGGTAAAAGGCTCCCTGGTCTGAGGATACTGAAGCAAAAGGACCCCACCAAAGGGTTGAATCATCCACTCAGCGAGGGTTTCAATTGCTGTCGGTTCCGTACCCAACGCAATCAGCGCCGTAGTGGCACAAGCAGACGTATCAGCCCCTCCACTGATCTTCACCGGTGTATAGGTAGTGCCGGCAGGGGAGCCAAGTGTCGTCACCCGATACAGCTCAACTGCGAAACCGGCGCCGGAAACGGCAGAGTCGTAAGATATACTAATCTCGACAATTTTAATTGACCTTGACACCGGGTTGAGCAGCCAACTAGATTTTGTACCAGCGGCAGGATGTGAAAACCCACCTTGTTTGACGCAATATATTGTCACAATATCCCTACCAGTTAAAGCTATCAGCTACCGCCACTGAAGCAGGAACAACCATAGGTTTCCTCACAATGGTACGAGGAATGGGTGGTCCCGCTGTATCCGTTGTCAAGGCGCCTGCGCCAGCAGTCAAGGTAAATCCGCCACCGGACTCATCATTGGTCTGCGGACCATTGGCAAAAGAATAGTAACGCTGAAGGTTGGTCCGGCGAACCGGATCATACTGATTAAATTCACAATCAATCTCTGCGGCAGTGAGAGCTGCCGTCCACAACTTCACCGCGGCTATGGAACCATTAAAGAACTGAGTAGTCGCAGTACGACGGTTGGCACCGATACTCACTTCCGTAGGGGTGAATGCTGCCGCTGTACCTACTAAGTTAGACATAGGAGATCCAGCGGCAGCAAAATAAAAGGTGCCAACCGTTCCGTTCCGAACGTAAGCGTTCTTATACCAAGTCCCAACGGTCGCCCCAAAACCGGTGCCCGGGTTAAACGCTCCATTGTGATAAATGAAAGTGTTAGTACCCGTTGCGTCGGTCAGTAACAGCACACAGTTAAGGTCACCACCATCGATAGCAAATGGCGTAGATGCCGCATCTCTATCGACCGCAATCTTCGTGCAACACGTAAACGTCAAGTTACCCGACGGTGGCGTGGTGGTATTGAAGTAATAATCGGTTGCTGAGTCGAATAGAGTGGCACCCGGCATTATACCTTACCAATTACCAGTTCAATGATGGCGGTCAACACCCAACAGGCTAACCCAATACCAAGGAAGTTAGTCCGATGCCAACCTTGAGAAGTTGCCGCGCCAGGACCATAACCGACCACGGCAGCGACAATGAAGAACACCAGGGCCAAAATTAGTAGAATTATGTTAATTGCGTGCATTTCGTCCCCTATGAGGGAGTCTTGGCTAGTCCGGCAAAGACAAACAGATCGGGCAAGGTAAACATATTCCGCTCGACACCACCCCTAGGCGTAATGGTGCTGTCTTCGTCCTTAATGCTGACCTTATTGCCACCACGAAGGATGGATGCCCTGTCAATTTGCATGAGTCGCACGAAAACATCGGCGACAATGCGTCCACCCACAGGGCCGAGGAACTTGCCATTAGTGGAACGAGAGGATTCGGCAAGAATGTAGAACCACATAGGCGTTCCCTGAGCAAATGCAGGGTTATCGCTCAATACAGTGGGATCAATGGGTGTAATACCCATTGCCTTGGCCAAATCTTGACCGTCAGCCATTCCGTAGAAGTCGGCGCGCGTCATATTGCGGAAAGCGAGCACGTTAGAGCCCGTTGCTTCAGCCCCAGGAATGGGCAAGACGAACAGAGAAGAGGAAATAAGCGGGTCAATCTTGCGAGAGATGTTGAGATGGGCCACATTTTCGGGCCTGGTCAACTCCTCGATAAAGTTACCCCAATCGATCTGCCTACCGGCAGGAAGTTGCCGTCCACCACGCAAATCGGGGGCTGTAGGGGAGAAAACCTGGATTTTACCCGTTGTAGTGGTCAATTCGTAGGCACGACGCACCATGGAATGGCCAAATCGGTACGCTGCAACCGAAAACTCGACCGGAGTCATCGGTGTATTGCGGTCACCAGCCTTATAGAAGCGCTTCAGACTCCCATTTAGCTCCCCATTAACGACCGCAGCGGTCACAAAGTGCGGAAGAACCTCGCCCAAGACGATTTCTTGGTACATTCCAACTAGCTTTGCGCGAGCCTGAGCGAAATTCAGGCCAGAATCAATCAATTTGTTGTGCGACAGGAGGAATGCAGTATGGATCTGCGAAATGATCTCGTTTTCATCATTTCGACCCTCAACGAGGATGGCGCTACCGTCTGCATTTCGTGGAAGGTCTACGACCCCATTTGGGTTTGGGTTCTGCACCTTAAAATGAAGACCGTCATTCTCGTAGAGCTGAGGAGATTTGCCGGGTCCACCACCATAAACTGAATCCAGGTCAAACCTAAAAGTCCGACCATTGACTAAAGTGGTCGGATCGACGGGTGCACTAGGTTGTGGAAGAGTATCTAGAGTTAAATCGTGGTCAATGAACTGCCCAAAGTACGTATAGACCGAGAGCATATTAGCATTGTTCTCAGAGTCCGCATTGGGATCGAGCATCGTTTGCGCTAAATCAGCCAGGTCTTGCGGTTGAGGACTAGTAAATGGCTCAAGGTCTTTGAACATAAATCCGAAATGCGACGACGATGTCTTTGCATCATCGATTCTTCCTTGAGCAAGTGCTTGGGGCGCGACCACCCCCACCCCGACGAGAACAGTAAATAGGATGGTGAGTAGCCTACGCATTTATTACCCCATTCCGAGCACAATCGCAGCAGCGGCGAAACTCAGGGTGTCACCCGATGCCGTTGTGCGAGATGCAGCCAAGGTGCCATAGAACTTTCGAACCGGAGTACCAGTGCTGTCCGTTGCGTCAATAGACGTCACGGTCGCCACCGGCATGTTTGTATAAGAAACAACAGTGTTATTCGTAATCTGACGAGTAGCCGCCGCATTCCACGTGGTCACGCCCTGCCCACCGGCGACATAACCTCCACCACTTACCTCAGTACCCGCTGAAGTATCGCTTCCCACCGCAGTACACAGCTTGACCTTAATGGGAGATACCGTCGCGGAGTACGTTGTCTTACCCACCAGGGCTTCGAGATACCTATTAGCCTCGGCGGTATCGAGAACGGCCATTTACCTCACCTTTCCATCTCGTAGACGTTATCCGAGGTGAAGATTTCGGCCTGCTCATCGACTGGCTTGTCTGCCTCGGCTACAAGGCTCTGCCAAAGGTCCTCGTCTTTCTTCCCATCGGGACCATGACCTTGCGCAACGGCATCGAGAACGTCTTTACAGATCGGGCAGCCCATCATGGCGTGGCAATCAAAGTGGTAATAAGCCACATTGCCATCCGCCAGAGCAACCTGATCCCTTGGAGCCTTATCTGTCTTGCCACAAGCAATACAAACTCGATCAGGTCGAACGTCGTAGCTCTCTTCCACGCCTTCTGGCATGAATTTTCCCTTTCGGATCAGGCAACCGTCGGTTGGACATAGCAAGGGCCGCGAATACCCATTAATTCGCGGCCATCGTCGTCATTTATTACTCTTATTCCAAACGTAACCCTCTCGAATTCCCAATCATCGCTTACATCACCGGGTATTCTTACTACTAGAGAGCCATTTTGAGGTAGAAGACCCGTATCACCCACGGGAAAAGTGTAAAGTGGAGTCTCATCGTTGTCGGTAGTCAGACAAATCTTGCCTATGAAGGTGAATCCAGTTCGAATATCAATGGGAGTGCCGGTTACGGGGTCTCTGGCAGAGAAAACCACCTCATAATCGCTGCCTTGAACCACGTCCATTTCGAACCACATGACAAATTACCTACCTCTTTGCTGCCTGGTAGGCTGAGACTTCTTCCTTGCTGGGAGCTGGGTCCTCTTTTTCGCTGCTTTAGGACTATTCACTACGCTTTGCGATCCCGTTGGAGCAGGAGGAGCACTCGAACTGGAACCCGGAGCGGGACCTATGGGAGAGGGAGCAATCTGACCAGTCGCTTGCGCGTGCTGCACCATCTGAGTCGCTATCTCGGTCTTCTTTCCCAACTCTTGAAGTCCACCGGGAGTATCAGTGCCCTCTTCCATCGACTTCTTTACTTTTCCCTGATCCAATTCCAGAAGAGTTGCCACACGAGACTGAAGCTCATCGTAAAATTCAGGATCGACGTTCGCACCCGTTGAAGCGACCGACTTAAACATATCCAGAACTGCAAGCTCATTTTGCTCAGAGAGTGGACCAAATTGGAAAGTCGGGCATGGAGCCGCATTGCCATAGTTATAACGGACCAAATCAGCAACGACACCATTAGTAATCCACCGTGCCATATCCTTCGCCACCATTCGACGTGCGCGAAGATATAACTTTGACTGGCTTTCGGCAAGAGCATAGGAACCCTTACCACTCGCCGCCATGCTCGATAGGTCATTGAATCCGGCCATAATCGAGTTGGACATCTCAGAGTCGAGGAATCGAATCGCTTCGAGATATCCAGCCGCACCATGCCCGCCAGATTCGAACGGAGTGACCGTCGTATCCTCTCGGAGTCCCACCACTCCCTTAGACCTCAGGGTGGCTACTTTCTTCGCATCCCTTACTGCCTGAGTGTCATCGGGGTTTTTGACAATAGTCTTGGGCAGGTAATTCTGATCGAGGAACTGATACCATAGCCAGCGAAGCTTTCGCTTGGTAATATAGCACCAGTAAGGCACGCGCATCGATGAGATGCCATGGAGCGGATCGCGCCACGTTCCATGGATATAAATGAATGCCCGAGCCATGGGGACCCAAATTCGCTGTCCCTGTGGGAAAAGCTGAGGAGTCGGCTCGTACTTGATCGGAGTCTGGTAATATCCTCTCAGATCAGAGTTCTTGGCGTCATAAGCAATCTCGCACGTCTCCAAAGGACGCCAGGCGAGTTTATCATAGACGACCTTGCCTTTATTCTCCTTAAAGACCTTCTCGAAGACGGCTTTCTTATCAGTGAAGGCCATCGTCATTTGACTGATTAATTGCTCAACGGTTGTACGTGGTCCGCCCTGGTGCGGAAGGTCAGTCAATGCATCCAAGACGAATTGACGAATCTCATCGGCTTTCCCGCCGCCTTCGGTAGATCCGTCTTCATTAAGGGAAGCAGCAATTTCCCACGGAGCGGAGACGATGGGATAGGTTAGCACCTGCTCAATGCTGGCAGCTTTGCCATCAGTATCGAGCATTTCATGGTATTCAATTCGGCCCGGCTCGGGATACTCGAAAACCTTACCAGCATCGTATCCACCGAAAGTGTCATTCCACGCAAAAGAGGAACCAAGCTCTCCCATGGGAGGTGGTTCGTCGTTTAACTCATCTTCTAGGTAACTCGTTGGGAATGTCACTTAGTACCATCCGGCTAATGATGTATCTATAGATCCAGGCTGCGTAAGCGTAACCTCTAAACTCGGTTCATCCGGTGCTGTCACCCAATCCACCGTGCCGTAGACATCATCCACCTCTGAAGGCGCCTTGTCTACCCAATCGAAAGTCGAATCTTCAACACCGAAAGACTGATTAGCCTGAAGCCAATTCCCAAGGATTACCGAGTCGCCACGGTCAGGAGAACGACCCAGGCGTTTCTTAACTTCTTTCTTGGTTTCAATGACCAGCTTTCCACCAGCCATGGTCGCCCAACGCGGAGAGCTGAGATCAGCCGCTAACAACTCGCCCGGTGGCAAACAAAGGGTCGCGCCCTTCGCAGGGTCAAGAGCCTCACGCAATCGCCACGTAGCGGCAGCACGAAGGTTATAAAACTCAATCTGCCCAGACTTATCGCGAAGATGAGTCCTATTGCCAGAGTTAAAGGGAAGCGCTGCCATTCCCCTGGCCCTAAGCTTATCGTAGACACCGGCACCTACTCCGTTAGTGTCGACGATTGCTGTAGCGTCCTCATGCTCTAGAACGCGCTCGGCAGTTGCTTCAGTATCTCCACCAGGATAAACGTCAACAGAAGTGAAGACATTTCCCCAACGATGGGCGAAAGCTGTTTTGTCCCCTCCATAGCGGGCGACGTCCACTCCGAGAAGATGACGACCCGAAATAGGCTTGCCAGCGTCTTCCCATTCCTGATAGCGTTCCTGTGCGCGATGAATCCACGCAAGGGGAATGGTGGACATTTCATCGACTTCGGGGAATTCCCCAAGTACCTTAGAAGTCCAGGTCGCAGTTCCGCGCCCGACTTCCTTTGACATAAAGTCTACCCACGAGTGCTGAGTAAGCTTTCGACGAGCTTCCTCGGTGACTTGCTCACCCGTGAAGTTCGGACTATCAAATACGGAAATCTGGATGACATTCCAGTCCGTACCTGGACGACAGACCTTGGAGAAATAACTTGAAGGATCGTCGGGGTTTCCGATTGCAATGATCCGGTTATTTTCGCCAGTCGCCATCGAGATAGCTGCAATCCACAGCCATTCGTCGACACCGCAAGCCTCATCAATGATGACCAAGAGATTATCGCGGTGAAGTCCCTGGAAAGCGTGCTTATCGTAATCTTGAGGCTTTCGCCCGAATCCCACTTCAGTATCGTCGATAATCCAGCGATTTGCCCGCTGTACTTCGCCCGCAAGTTGGGCCTTCCGATGAATCTTCCGAATTTCTTCCCACATAATCGCTCCGACCTGACGAGAGGAAGGAGCGGTCGAAATAACAAGAGTATCGTCAACAGGATGGGTATCAACCCACCATGCGGCTAAATTGGAGGTCGTAAATGACTTTCCAACGCCGTGGCCGCTTTTAACTGCGGTAAATCTGTTTTTCTGAACTGAATAGCAAATCTCTCGCTGCTTTGACCATAAACCAACGCCAGTCTTCTTCTTTACCCACTCAACCGGGTCGCTGGGAAGAATTCTCGACTTTAATTGGTCGAGTGCATAGGCTTTGGCGTCAAATTTAGTGGCTCTGGGCATAAGGACTCGTCGCCGTGCTATCCACGATGCGATGGCCGTCGGCAGAGTCCAACTGCTTATG